ATTCAACATTATAAAATCCGTGAGTTTCTAATTCTGAATCCGATAACAAATCAAAACCACCAATTACATTTCCCCATGATTTTGGAAGTATTGAATATTCTTTTATTGAACCATTTATTTCTACTGCTTTCATATTTTTATTTTTTATCTATTATGGTTGATCTGCTGCTGCATAAGTTGCTACTGTATAATTAAAAATTGGATTTGCTCCATCATCTACACACTCTATTTGGAGTACGTTATTAGAACTACCATCATAATCTACTCCGCCAACTTTGTTATAAACTTCACTTGACCCTGATGCAGTATCAAGTGTTATTGTTTGACTTCCTGTTAATGCGTGAATAGTAATTACCTGACCTTGTTTATAATTACTCATATTAATAGTAAAACTACCTGTTAAACTACCACCCATTACAAAAGTTGTACCTGCTGACCAATTAAAAGAAACAGAACCTACATAGGTAGTAATATCAACTTTAGCTGTATATCTGTTTTCTAATTTTGCAAAAGAAACTGCATCATTTGCTATTGTAACTGCCCCTGCATTATCCATTGTTGCATCTCCGCTTAAAGATGCAGCTACCATTCCAGTACCATCACCAATCATTATTTCTGTTGTTGCTAAAGCAAGTTCACTTAAAACTCCACTGCTATTAGCGTTTCTTATTAATAAGCTATTTGCAGCAACATCTTGCATTTTAGCAAAAGTAACTCCTGCATCTGCTAAAGATATTGTAACTGCTCCTGTTGCTGAATCTCTTTCTATAGGGGCTGTTGCAGTTATTGAATTTACATCCCCTGCATCATCATTATACAGTTCTGTAAAGTTATCATTTACCTTATCGAAGGCCGTTCTGATCGGATCCCCAGTTCCGTCATTAGCGGTTGTTCCAATATTTATCGTTTGTTTTGCCATGTTATATTATATTTGTGTTACGTCTGCTGTATAATTTGTTGTATCAGCTAAAAATGCTACTCCTGAAATTGTTGTTCTATCCGCAGTTATTGCAAATGTATCCCAACAAGTTGGTGCTGAAGGGTCATATATTGATCTTGTAGTTGAAGCTACATCTGTCCCGAAAGCTCCATTTGTGATCATTTCACAATATATTTTTCCCCAATTTATGTTGTTAGCCATATTAATACAATAATTTTTTTACAATTTTGTTATTTATATTTTTATTTATTTTAGCTAAATAATTTTTTAGCTTAGTTATGTTATTTTCTTTTGGTTTATATCTCATAATTTAAACAGCATTTATTACAATACCCATCCACCAAAATCTGCTTCTGTATCTGGTGATATATCTTCGTTGCTTGATGTATAATATTGACTAAATTTACTTGGTGCATTAAAAGTTAAATAGTCAATTAATCTATTTGTATAATATTGTGCTGTTTTTCTTTCTTTTTCTATTAAAAAATCTACTTCATCTTTTTCAACATTTGTTGCATTTTCACTTGTATGTTTATATATACCTTTATTTGAAATTGTGTAAGCTCCAAAAGGTAAATACTCGACCATTGCCCAATGTATTAAAACAGGTTTACAATATGTTTCTACAAGTGTTTGATAATGGCCTGATAAAGTACCTGCAATAATTAAGCTTTCTATATGTTCGTATAAATCACTTCCTAAATAATTTTGTAAATGTATATCTTGAGCAATTTTTACATATTGTATAAATTTGTCCGTATCAGTTCCACCTGAAAGTGAAGTATGTCTTACAATATCTTTTCTTGTTATAAATAATGCTTGTGCCATGTTTTATTTTATTTTAAAAATCCATTATTAGGCATATCAACAGGCCTTTTTGCTACCTTTTTATCATTTACCTCTGGTTTAAATCCTTCTTTTTTTGCTTTATTTACACTAATTTCAGCGTTAGGATTTTTTACATCAGGAAAACTACCCCTTGCCATGTATGTTTTTCGCATCCAATAATGATGACAAGATCCTCCACCTTTGTAAAACCATATATTATAAGTAGAAGCTCCCCTTGGGCCCCATCCTGCATTAACAGGTTTATTACCCATTGCTATTATATCTTCTTTTCTATATAGTTTTGCTGCTAAAACCATTTTTTTACAAAATTCTCTGCTATTTGCTTGTGTTGATAAAGGAGCGTATTGGTATCTTACTCTAAAAGCTTTTAATTCATTTGTAACTTTATCCTGATCACTTTTAGCATTAGGTATTGCTTTTCCTGTTGATGCTAATTGTGTAGCTAACTCTGTATTTTTTAATTCTATTTCTTTATCTAATTCATCTTCCTTTTCATAATCTACAGGTTGTTCATCTATAAGTTCCCAATTTTCTAAATCTTCATCTTCTCCAAATTCACTTAATTCATTAAATATTTGTTCATCATCAAAATCTTTTAACTCCTCCTTTGACATTTTAACACCAGTTTCTTCTTCTCTTGCTTCATCTGTAATAGCTTTTGTTGTATCTATAAAAGCAAGGGGTTGTAATGTTTTAAAATATAGTTTTAAACTAATACCATTAACTGCTAAAATATCACCTATACAGTCGATTAAAAGTTCTTGGTATGGTTTTATTGTAATGTTGTCAAAAAGCAAACTGGCAGTCTCTATTTCATCTGCATTGCTACCTAAACCATTGTTTTCTGTTCTAATTCCAAGTAATAATGGACTTGTTACTCTATGGGCTACAATTAATTTATTTTGGCATTCTCTTGATAGGTATTCATAATGTTGTGGTGCATCATTTAAAGGAACATCATCAATTGTTGTTTTACTTTCAGCATTATTATTAAAAGCTATAATTACTTTTTCACCTTTAGATCCTGTAAGTTTTGACATTACATCACTTTTGATGTTTAATTGTTTTTCTTTATCAGGGATTCCATTATTAAAGTTTACAACTTTAGTTCCACTAAAACCATTTTGAACATCATTAATTAAATAATCTGCTACTTCCCCTTCTAATTCTGCATAAGCTAAACCTCCTTGATAATCTACAGGACAATAATAATCATAACCACTTACATATTTTTTTACTATTTTAATTTCAGGTTCTTTACCATTTCCACATCCAAAAGCTGCTATTCTTTCAGGTTTACTGTTTGGTTTTAATTTTGACCAATCATAAAAATAATAATAAGCTTCAATTTTTCCATATTCGTTCATCTTTTCCGCTCTTAATGTTTGTCTTGGAAAATGTTCTGCTTTTATTACTTTGCCTTTTTCATAAATTATTTGAAAAGATCCTTCACCTAATAATTTTAAATCTAATACTACATTTTTTAAATCAGTATTACTAAATATTGATTTTAATGCAGCATACTCTTCAGTTTTAGTATTACTATCTGTTGCATCTATACCTTTTCCATAAATCATATTTGAAACTCCATTAATAATTGAATGATTTGTAGTGGAATTTGTATAAAGATCTATTAGGTATTGATAATAATTATTGTCATCACCATAGTTTACCCAATTCTTACGTTTATCCTCTGTAATTTTAGGTCTATTATATGATGCTAAATTAAGTATATGTAAATTATCCATATTTATATTATAATATATTCATTTGTTGTTGAGTGTTCTGTATATTCTCCTGAATTTATAGTATATTCTGGTAAATCTACTTGATTTGTACAATAAATTTTACCTTCAAATACTACGCCTGTTACTGTAACTCCTGTAATTGTTATAGTATAATAAGTATCTTCTTTTAAACTAAACACCGCACTAAATTGATTGTAATATAAATTTTCTGTAATTGCTGTACTATTTTGATTATATACCTCTTTATTAGTGGTTTCGTTTATAATTTTTATATTATAATTATTACCACTTACCCATCTTCTTGGAATAAACTTTATAGTTTGTGAATCAGTTGTCTCTTTTAATACAATCATATATATACAATAAAAAAAAATCAATTTTGTTATTATTAAAACAAAAAAAAGGTGCTAAAATAGCACCCTTTTAAAAGTAACCAAATGAAAATTCTTACGAGTTAGTACCTTGTGTTATAGTTACTGTTCCAGTTTGTCCTGCAAAAGGATTAGCTGCTGTAGCTCCTTCTAAGAAATTAGCAGGTTTAAGCTCTTGTCCTGTTAGAGTTAGTGTATATCCACTTAAGTCTCCCATTCCTGCTCCTGTAACAATTGTTCCGCCACTTACTTCTGCTCCATTTTCTGCACCCATTAAAAATGCATTATTATTGTAGTCTTGAATAATTACATGTGGTCGGCCATAACTTAAAAGTTTTAACTCTTTATGATCTTGTACAGTTAATTTTTTTAAAGTTAAATTTAATGTTTGTTCAAAAAACGTAGTTCCATTTTCCCTTGAACTATTAATTGCTTGTTCGAACGAAGAATTACCCTTAACTTCATATTCATAAACTGTAACTGTGCCCAAATCTTCAACAACATCTGTGTCTGTTGAATCGTAAGCTATAGTTATATCACCAAAATTAGCAAAATAGACGGCTTTTATACCTCCTACTACGTCCTTACATGGTTCTTTTCTTCCAGCTGTGAGTAAACATGCCATGATTATAAAGTTTTAAAAAAAGGCAGGTAGGTTATAATTACCTTACCTACCTTTTATGATTAATTAATTATTTATTATGCGTACCAAACAATATCGCTTCCAACAGCGTATTGTATTCCTGCTGTAAATCTCATTACAACTCGTACGTTTTGGCTTCCATCAATGTCAGCCATATCTATCACTTTTACTTCGTTTTGATCATTCATTAAACCACATCCAAAGAACATGTTAGATTTTTCTGCTGCAATAGCTTGTTCGTTTGCTAATCCTTTAGCAAAAACTACAGGAATACCATCAAATTGTAATCCTTGACCTTCTGAATACCATTGTGTTCCTTTGTTATCAGTACCTGCTGATCCTAAGCCACTTGCTCCAAAACCTCCTAAAGCTCTAATGTAAGCTTTATAGATATTTGCAGGAGCATAAATTTGTAAATCATCTGCTCCATATACCGTAGAAGGGATTGCATCGACAATTTTCCCTAATTCTGTAATTACATTAGAAGATGTAACAGGACTTCCAGCAACATCAACAACATCACTATCTGCTGCTAATAATACATTAAATCCATCAAATTGTCCTGTTGTAGCATTTGCTCCATTCCAAATATTTTGCTCAATTCTTGATGCTACTTTTGCTGAAACATGTGCAATTAAGAAATCTGCAAAACTTGGAGGAAGATTATCGAAAGAAGAATATCCCATTTCAACAGCTTCCCAATCTGATTGGAAATCTTTTTTACACAATTGTAAATTTACTTGAAAAGATTCAGGTTGTAAAATCCTTTCAGTTAATGTAACAGTTGATGTAGCTGTGAAATCACATGTAGCGTCTTTCACTATTCCATCAGTTGCTACTTTCTTCATAACCTCTTTATATTTAATATTAGGTTTTATAGTAATTAGCTCATTTGCTAATGTAGAACCACTAAGTATAGCTGCAGAAACGTATTTTCCTGCAAACTCTCCTGCATACGTAGTAGTAATTGACGTTGTTGTTGCCATTATTTATATTTTTTAATTATTAATATTTGCTATTCTTTCCATTGCCCTACTTAACGTATTATCTAATCTTTTTCTTTTAATACCAAGATCAATTTGTTTTTTAGACTCAGGGTTATGTGTTATTTTCTTAACAGGTTCTTGTACAGAAAGGGCCTGTTTTTCCTCTTTTTCTTGCTGTACTTCCTCTTTGTTTTCCTCTTTAGATAATTCTTTAGATTCTAACATTGATTTAATTTCTTCCACTAATGATAAAACTTCTTTTAATTCTTCTTTAGTAGCATAAATTTCATCCTCTTTAGCTTCTACTTCTTCTTCAGGAGCTTCTTCAGCAGCACCAATAGAAGCAATAATGCCTTCTTCTTCAACTACTAAAGTTTCACCATCTTCAAGTTCGTATTCGCCAACAGGTAAAGCAACTTTTTCATCTTCTGTAACTATAAAAACTTCTTGACCAGCTTCAAAGTTTTCACTTTCAATAACTGTTCCGTTTTTAAGGGTTGCTTGTGCTAATTTTGTTTCTTGTGTTTCTAATTTAGTTTCTTTAGAAGTTTCTGTAGAATTTTCTTTAGTTTCTTCTTTAGGTTGTTCTTGAAGTTCTACTTTTTCTTCTTTTTCACTATTAGATACACCAAGAATTTCTTTTACTTGATTTAACATATCTGTAGCTTTCATATTATTACAATATTTTTATTGTTAGTTTGTTATATTTTTAT